ACTCAATCCGAATTTAATCCAGGCGGACAGAGTGGACTTGGTGGAACATTTGAAAATATACCACAAGAAAGTTTTCCTGATGTATCTCCTACTTCAACTCCCGAACAAGTTGACGCAGCACTAAGAAACGCAGCAACAAGCACAAACTTTGATCCTAAAGTTATTGAAGATACTGTCTATAACGCTTACAGATAATAAGGTATAAAAATGGCAGATACACATGATGAACCAATGCCTGGCGGTAAAAAGTCCGTTTATCTCGGATGTCATACCATTACGCATGAGGCTGGTCATACAATTGAAATTGATAACTCACCAAGCGATAGACGTATTCATCTCTATCATGCGTCTGGTACATATATTCGTATTGAGGACAATGGTGCTATTGTTATTCATGCTGTTGGACCTACTAAAGAATATAACGAAAGCGGTCGAGATCAAAAGGTTACCGGCGATTTAAATATTACTGTAACAGGTAACGCAAAGCTAGTGTATGAAGGTAACGTAACTCAAAACATCAAAGGTAATTACGAAGTTAATGTCGGCGGCGACTTCAAGATGAAGGCTGACGGTAAGAATCTTATGGAGTTTGGCGGCGATCAGCGTATTCAAGTTAACGGCAAGACATCTCATCGTACATCCAGAGATCGTGATGAGATTACAGGCGGTAACAAGACCGTAACAACAAACCGCGATCACTACGAGGGTATTGGCGGTGATATGAATGTTACATCATCACAAGACATGAGCTTGATGGCAGGTAACGATATAGCCATTACTGGTTATCGTCAAGTTGGTATTGCAGCCACTGAAGATATTCTATCACTCGCAGCTGGCAATCAGATTCAGACTGCTGCTAAAGAAGGAACAATCATTAAAGACAATAGCTGTGTTCAGATTACCAGCTTTGGCTCAAACCCATCGTTCATTTATAACGCAGGAACTGGTTCTGCCGCACTCGTAGGTAAAACTGGTGGAATTACACTTCTTAGTGGAGGTAATATAGGAGCTAGAATTGAAGGTACATATACCGCACGTGCTAAAGGTAATGTTACAATTTCATCTTTAGCAAAAAATATTATTAAATCTTCTGGTGGAACAGATATAGAAGCAACTACTGTTGCGGCTACTACAGGAGATACTCCAGATACAACTACACCAACTGTAACAATGCCACCATGGTTCACATAAGGTTGAATTATGAACGATCAATTACAAATTGACCTAAAGATTAAACAAATTTATCCTGTTGCTATTGTAGGGCAGAAGTTTATCTTTGGTAACAAAGAATATACCTACAAAGGTACTGATATAATCTACGAGCAGATTGATGATCTCTCGCGAGACTTTGGTGATATCATGCATCTATCAAATTCTCGTGCTATGCTTATGAATCCGACTGGATATAGACCTCAGCCGTTTATCCTTGATCCTAGTGTCAAAGCAGCTCTTACTGGTAATCTTGCAGGCGCAATTACTGGCGAGCTTGGTTCTATGTTATCAAAGGAAATTGCTTCTGGTGCATTAGGAGATGGACTGTCTGGACAGGCTGGAGATATTCTTGGTGGTATTGCTGGTACAGCAGCCGGCGCTGCAATTGGTGGAGCACTAGGCGGAAGAGTTGGAGCAATTGCCGGCGGACTTAGTGGAGCGTTAACTAGCGGACTTGGTGGAGCACTTGGTGATCTTGCTGGTAACTTTATTCCGCCTGGATTGGACGGACCTATCTCTGCAGTAACTGGAGCGTTTAAACAGCTTACTAAAGCACTACCGATTGGAGGATCCGGCGCAGCAGACATTGTAAACAAAGTGCTTGTTGTCAAGACATTGCTTGGTGTAAATATTAAAGGTCCTGGTTCTCTTTTATTTGGTATTATTGGATCAAAACTTCTATCTGATATTCCCGGACTTGATGCTCTAAACAATGTTGTCAATCTTCAAACACAAGTTGCTGGGCTAGCCGCGCTCGCAAGTAATCCAATTGCGTTTGCTGCTCAAGCTGCGCTTATGCAAACTCAGTTTCCAATGATAGATATGAATAAGCTAGCAGCAAAAATGATTGCTGGAGCAGCTATTGGTGCGCTTGGAGGTAGAGGATTCAATATTCGTTCAATGGTTCCTAATCTTGCGCTTGCTGCAGGTATAATGGCTCTTAAAGCACTACCTGGTGTTACTCCAACAAAAGATGCCGAAAAAATTAAAAGAGTTCCTAGAGCACCTAAGCCAGTCAAGCCTATTCAACTCAAAAATCTATTTGCTGAAGCGGCAGCAGGATCTTCTCTATCAACACTAACACAACCTCTATCTGCTTTTATGGGACTACTAGCAACAGTAGCTCCGCCGACCGCTCTTGTAGCCCCAAGTCCAAGAGCTACATCTATGGGAACACAAAAGTTGGTTAACAATGCCAACTCAGTAAATTGGGGTTCCGGTGGTTATGGCAGAAACACAGAACTTGAAAAGCAGGAAAGAAGAAGAGCAGAAGTATCAGCGCTAATTGAACGCCATACATCAGAATTGATGACATCAGTAGATTATAGCGTACTTACCAAGTATAGCTACCCGGATCTATTGAAAAAGTATCCTAGAATTACGCCAACCATGACGGTTGTTGAAGCACTAGCCATTATTGAGGAGGATGATAAGATAGCGGCTGAAAGAGCGAAAGCAGCTAATACGACGAGTACTATGACCGGTTAAGACAATTAACATTATAGTGTGAAAACAAGAAGTTGTCAAGGGTTTTTTCCATAATAAATAAGGAAAAGGAAAACAAATGGCAAAAAGAACTCTACCAACTTCACTAAAGCAGATTACCTATCGTGACTTCGATATTCAGTTTCGTCGTCATCCATCGACTGGTAAGCTGCTTATTAAGAAAGACGACGATGCTGTCAAGCAGGCTCTCAAGACACTTATTCTAACAAACTTCTATGAGAAGCCTTTCTTTCCTAGATTTGGTGGCAATCTTCGTGCACGACTATTTGATAACTTTGATTCCATTACTGCGGAATTGTTTAAAAGTCAAATTGAAACCGCAATTAGAAACTTTGAACCGCGTGTTGCTCTTGATGCTGGTGGCATTATTATTCAACAACAACCCGACAGAAATACCCTTATTGTAACGATTCGTTTTAAAAATGTCGTTACGCTTAACGATCTTACACTAGACGTAAACTTAAATAGGATTCGCTAATGGCCACAACAACCGATCTTGTTGTTACAGGATTAGACTTTGACACAATTCGCGCTAATCTGCGAACCTATATTGCATCTAAGCCTGAGTTTTCAGACTACGATTTCAATGACTCTGCTCTTGGTACGTTGTTGGACTTACTTGCATACAATACGTATTATAATGCGTTCTATGCAAATATGGCTACAAACGAAGGTTTTCTAGATACAGCGCAACAATACGATAGTGTTGTATCGCTTGCTAAGTCTCTTGGTTATGTTCCTACAAGTGCTCGTGGTGCTTCTGCAAACATCCAACTTATCTTTACAAATAGTACTGCCAATACTTCATTTCGTTCGATTCGTATTGTAAAAAATACTCAATTTACAACTATTGTTAATGCTGTTACATATGCGTTTGTAACACCACAAACATATACAATTACAGCAAATAGTACAAGCGGTTTTGCTGATTATATTCGTATTGTTGAGGGTACACCACTTTCACATCGCTATGTCTACAATAGAACATCAAATACATCTTTTGTTTTACCAAACGAAAACGTAGATACAACGAGTATCTCTGTAAACGTAACAACAAACGGCAATACACAAACATATATTATGGCAGATGATATTACAACTATTACTGCCAATAGCAAAGTTTTCTTTGTCGATTTGGATCGTGACAAGAAGTATAAAGTATCGTTTGGTGATGGTATTATTGGCAATCAGCCGCTATCGTCAAGTATTGTTACTATTGACTATCGTGTATGTAACGGTATACTTCCAAATGGTGCTAATAATTTTACGCTTGTCAATACAACAATTGACGGACAGACAGGAATTACAATTGTTCCAGTTGGTCGTGCTTCCGGTGGTGCATCAATTGAAGGTATTGAGTCTATTCGCACTAATGCTCCTCGTTTGTACGAAACACAAAATCGTAGTGTAACAAACGAAGATTATGCTCGTATTCTTCTACGCGATAATCCAGATATTCAAGCAATCAATACATGGGGTGGTGAAGAGAATGATCCACCAATCTATGGTAAAGTATTTGTTGCAGCCAAACCTAAAGTAGGTACGACATTTTCATTAAATCGTAAAAACGAAATTAGAAACAATATTCGTAAGTACAATGTACAGTCAATTGATGTTGAGATTGTAGATCCAACATATCTTTATATTGTACCGTTCTTAAATGTAAGATATAATCCAACTAAAACATCGTTAACACCGGGTGAGCTTGCAGCTGCTGTTTCAAATCGTGTTATCTCTTTTGAGTCAGAGTATCTTTCAAACTTTTCACAGTCATTTAAGTATTCACGATTCCTAGATTATATTGACGGAACAGACAGCTCTATCGAAACAACCGAATGTGATATTCGTTTACGTAAGACACTTGAGCCTTCTCTATCTTCGCCAAATAGCTATACAATTAATTTTAATAATGCTCTGGAAAAGTTAGGACCAGCCACATTGATTTCTGGTGTATCACGCCATCCAGGTTACGGTGGTGTTACATCTTCATCATTTGTTTATAGCGGACAAACTTCATACTTTGATGATAATGGATTTGGTACACTTAGAATTTACTATCCATCTGCTACAGGACAGCTTGGTAGAATTTATACCAATTATAATATAGGAACTATTGATTACGATCAAGGTATTGTTTATATAAACAGCTTTTTACCAACGTCTTACTCTGGTTCTACATTGTCAATTATTGCTGCACCGTTGAGTCCAAATATAACACCTGTGCGTAATCAAATTCTACTAATGTCTCAGTCAGTTGTCAATATAATTGATGATAAGAGCGGCAAAGTTGTAGCCACAGCTTCTAATGTTGAAACCATTGGTCAAACAGCCACAATTTTAACTCCTTCAGTAAAGTTGTATAACTTCTAATGGCAATTGCAGGCGCAGAAGAAACCTTAAAGAAAATCTCTTCGCAGATTGAATCACAGTTTCCTGGATTCATTCGTGAGGAAGGGCCTCAATTTGTTGCCTTTCTTAAGGCATACTTTGAGTATATGGATCAGTCTGGCAACGCTGTCAACGCCACTCGTACTATTCGTGACAATAAAGATATTGACAGAACAGTCGATTCATTTGTAGAATACTTTAGAAGAGAGTTTATGGTCAATATACCATCTAGTGTATTGGCTGATAAGCGCTTACTAGCCAAACACATTCGTGAGTTCTATCGTACTCGTGGTTCTCAGGAATCTTTTCGCTTTCTTTTTCGTGCGCTATTCAATCAGGAAATAGACCTATACTATCCAGGAGACGATATCCTTCGCGCATCCGATGGTCGTTGGAAACGCGAAACACGACTTCGTATTGCTGCTCCCTTTTCGAAAAATCCTCGTAGTTTTGAAGGTCAAGTTATTCAAGGCGTAACATCTGGTGCAACTGCTTATGTACAAGATATTATCGGAACAACAGCACTTGGTCTTGAAGTTTATGATATTACAATTGAAAACGTAGTTGGATCTTTTGTTGATGGCGAGCGTGTTTTTAATACTAATGATACATCAAACTATGCAACAATTAACTCACAGGTAGGTTCTCTTACTGATGTTACCATTACAAATGGTGGTGCTTTTCACAATCTAAGCGATACTATTACCATTAGTGGATCTGGTTCTACAGAAGATGCAACAGCTGTTATTACTGAAGTAACTAACAAAAGCGGTGTTACAGTCACTCTTACTAAAACAGGCTCTGGTTATACAAAAGAAAATACGACACTTATTGTTACAGGCGGTAACGGTAAAGATTTTGAAGTAGCTATTGATTCATGGAAAAAAGAAACAATTGGTGGCCTTTCAATCAATACAGATTTGATTGGACCAATGAAAAATGTACGTCTTAATACACCATCATTCTTTGTAAGGCAGGGTACTAATACTTCACCTGTCGCTACAAAACTAACAGGTACAGTTTCTACATCAACAGTTTCAAATACAATTACAGGTAGCGGTACCAACTTTACTTCTCAGCTTGCCGTTGGTGATATTGTTCGTATTGCCGGCGTAGCAAATACTGCGCGTGTTCATTCTATTACAAATGCAACTTCATTTGTTTCTGTACATACACCATTTCAAAATGTATCTGGTGCAAATGGCTATATTGGCTTGGCTGCAGCAAATGTCTCAACTCGTCTTGTAACAGCTTTAAAGTTTTCAACTCAAGAGCTATATGCAATTAATGCTATTGCTCTTATCAATCCTGGATATGGTTACGATACAACACTTCCAACAATTCGTATTGTAGATAGTGTAATTTCAGCATTGAATATCTCTGATGGTTACGGTAACATTTATGGCAATAATGCTGTTGTTACAGCAAGCAATGCTCCAGGCTCTATTAAAAAGCTGAGAATTATTACTCCTGGTTCCAACTTTGCTCGTTATGGTGAAGCACAACTTTATAATTCGTCACAAGCAAATAGCATTATCGAGGAAGCACAAGTCAGCTCAAATACATCAGGTAGTGCTCAAACAAAGTATCTTATAAGACAAAAAACATTTTCTGGTGTTGGATCACCTAATCCATCAGGCATTATTCAATTTCCTGGTCGCTACATTGATACAAAAGGTTTCCTAAGCTGGAACAATAGACTTCAAGACAACTACTACTATCAAGAGTTTTCTTATGTTGTTCGTGTATCAGAGCTTTTAAGTAAGTACAAAGAAATTGTAAAGTCTTTATTACATCCTGCAGGCACAAAGATGTTTGCAGACTATGTAATTACATCAAATGCAGCACAAATAACAACTATCAACGACGAAGCACCAATCTTTGCTCGTCGTGCTATTCGCGAAACAATTACATCAACAGCAGCTCAAAATGCATTTGCTGAATATACCAACGGTATTAATCTTACTGAAACAGTTACAGTAACTGTAGATCAGCTTGGATCATTTGTTGCTAATACTGCTAGAGCTGAGTCTATTACTGTAACTGTAGTTGATAATGCTACATATGTGGCTAATACATTCGATACTGCTGTCACAACCGCAATTTCTACTGAAGCTTCTCAGTTAATCGCTAATGCATTTATTGTTTCATCTATAGCTTCAAGCGAAGCAACTACAGCTGGTATTGAATTTAGTGCTTTAGCTGTAGAAACATTTGAAGAAATTATTGGCGATTATGCCAATAATCAAGTAACACCTGTTGGTAATTCTCAGATTTTAATCTATGCAGGTCTGCAAGATGATCAAGTAAACTATACAACATTTGCTACAAACGCAGCAGAATCAGTATCGACTACAGCAATACACCAAGGTCAACGCTTTGCACAAATGTTGAACGTATATGCTAAGGTGCCGTATGCTAACGCTGAGTCTGGCTCAGCTGATCTTGTACAGATTCAAACTTATGATCCATTGGCATCAGAAATCTTTGATGGCTCAGCAAGACTTGTTATAGGTACTCAAGGACCGTATGCATTTGCTAACGGTGCACTTACTGCCAATGCCGGTTCTATCAATGTTGGTGGTATCGGTACAAATCTCTACATTATTCCTGTTAGCGGATCGAATACAACAATCTTTAATGTTAATACAATTTACTCTAATACGTACTTTACTATTAGACAAAACTATATCCCAACTCAGGCAAATGTTCAGATTTACTATAGTACGGGTCCATAATAGATATAAATACGGCATAGGAAAGAATTATGACAGAAGTTATCAAAACCATCGAAGCAATAGACGCTTCAATTATTAGAGGAGCAAAAGAAGTGGAATCAGTTAACGCAACTGGTAAGTACGTGGCTCAGTGCTTCGACGTACACGGTAATTTAAAGTGGGAAGAGCATTTTGATAATCTTGTAACTACACAAGGTAAAAATCATCTGCTGGACACTTATCTAGCAGGTTCAAGCTATACCGGCAAGGTATTCTTAGGACTTATTAGCTCGACAGGCTATTCTGCAGTAGCAGCTGGTGATACAGCCAATTCTCATGCTGGCTGGGCCGAGTTTTCTGGTTATTCACAGACAACACGTGTACCGCCTACATTTAGTGCTGCATCAAGCGGATCTAAAGCAACATCAACTGCTGCAGTATTTTCTATTACATCAGCAAATACAGTTAAGGGTACATTCCTTGTAGCCAATACTGGTACTGGTAGTGCAGCAACAAAGGGCGGCTATTCTGGTGTTCTTTACTCAGCTGGTTTATTTACTGGCGGCGACAAGACAATTGCTTCGGGCGATATTGTTAACGTAACTTATACGGCTTCTGCATAATATAATGGTTGCTTTTACACCTCGTCACTTTAGAATCCATAACGCAGAACAAATTTTCGAGTCAGTAAGTGAAGCGAATCCAACTCGCTATTACTTCTTTATCGGAAAGAATTTTGCGTTTGCGAATGCTATGCCTATTACAGGCACAGTAAAATTGACGAGTACAAGCAATACCATTGTAGGTCAAGGTACATACTTTAACAATCAACGTGAAATTAAAGTTGGTGATCGTATTGCGGTAACCGGACAGTACGCTTCAGGTAACTCAAATCCTCATATTATGAGAGTGCATCAAGTTTTAACTGGTCAGACAATGATTGTTACACCAAGACCTGTTTCTACTATTACAACTGGTGCCAATGCGTATGTGCGCAAAACATGGTCTGATGCTAATCCGCCAGCTCCTTCGGATACATATCAGGACATTTATTACGATATTTGGCGTAACATGATGTCTTTAAAACGAGTTCAAACATCAGATGTTACTCATGTTATTCCGCGCTATGATTGGGCAAACAATCTTCTATGGACTGAGTACAGCGATACGAATGTAAACTTAGCAAATACAAGATTTTATTGCTATACAACAAATCACGATGTTTATAAGTGCATTGATAATAATCGTAATGCTAATTCTACTGTAATGCCAACAGGTACAGGTACTTCGATTATCAATACAGCAGATGGTTATCGTTGGAAATATATGTATACTATTGATGGCGGTGAAATTACAAAATTTCGTACTGCTGATTATATTCCGGTCAAGACACTTTCAGCTAATAATGGTAGTGCTCAATGGACAGTACAACAAAATGCAAAAGCATCAGGTAATGGTTCAATTTGGCATATTAAAATTGAAGCTAATGGATATAACTATATCAGTACAACAAATACCTTTACATCTGTAACCAATACAACAATGATGCGTCTTAAAGCTTCTGCATCATCAATTGATGGCGTATATACAGGATCAGGCTTATTCATTAGTGAAGGTTCTGCTTCTGGTCAGTATCGTAAGATTATTAAATATTGGGGATCAAATAATACAGTTGTTGTAAACTCTGCATTTACTGTAACACCAAATACATCGAGTCGTTACATTATCTCGCCGCTTGTAACTATTCGCGGTGATTCTGGTGGAACAACAACATCACGTGCAACAGCTTATGTTGCCAATACATATGGCGGTCAGATTCGTAAAGTAAAAATGATTAATAATGGTCGTTCTTATTCGACCGCAAACGTAATAATTAGTGCCAATTCCTCTTATGGATTTGGTGCAGCTGCATATCCTATTATCTCACCGCTCAACGGACATGGTTCAAATCCTGTTGATGAATTGTACGGTACAGCCGTTATGATGAATATCAAAGTAACCGGCTCGGAATCAAATACATTTACTACAAATAACGATTTCCGTGTTATAGGTCTAATTGCTGATCCGCTTCTCGCTAATGGTTCAATAGCCAACTCTTCAGTAATTGACCAAACAACACGTATTGGTGTTTCTCTTGTTGATGGCGACTTTACGGAAGATGAAATTATTACCGGAGCTGTAAGCGGAGCCAAAGCTCGTCTTGTGTATTTTGCTAATACTAATGCAGCAAGAACAAACGGAACTCTCAAAGTTGTTCGTATAACAACCAACGGAACTGGCGGCGGGTTTAATGTAGGTGAGCGTGTTACAGGATCTGAATCTGGTCGTACTGCCAACGTTGTTTCTATAACATCTGGTGCTTTAAAAAAGTTTACTGGTTACTTAATATATATGGAGAATAGAGAACCTGTTCTCCGCGATCCAGCACAGTCAGAAGATTATAAATTGACTATTACGTATTAACGGAAGGTAATATGGTCAGCAACGCTAATGGATATACATCCACACTTTCTACTAACTTCAATGTAAGTCCTTATTACGACGACTTCAACGAAGAGAAGAATATTCATAGAATCCTTTTCCGTCCAGGACTTGCTGTTCAGGCACGTGAGCTGACACAGATGCAAACGATCATTCAAAATCAAATTGATCGTTTTGCTTCACATATTTTCCAAGAAGGTGCAACAGTAACCGGCTTTGAAATGAATCTTGATGTTTTTTATCATTATGTCAAGCTTCGTAATAACAATAGTACCGGTACTTCGATTAATGCTGCAGCTTTTCTAAACAAAACAGTTAAAGGTTCTGTTTCTGGTGTTCGTGCTCTTGTTGTTAATGTAAACGACGGTTCAGAAGCTAATACACCAAACTTCAAAACACTTTTTGTTAAGTATATCTCAGCTAATACTACAAGTGGTTATCGTTACTTTGCTAATAATGAAATTCTTACAGATGTTGCTGGTAGTGGACTTGCAGCTAATACAATTACATCTACGCAAGGTGGTTCAACTGGTTATGGTCTTGCAGCTACTTTCAACTCAGGTATTATCTTTGCTAAGGATCACTTCATTCGTGTTCCTGCACAGACTGTTATTCTTTCAAAGTATAACGATAAGCCTTCTGTACGTGTTGGTTTTGATGTTGTCGAATCAATTATTACTGAAGTTGACGATACAACACTTCTTGATCCAGCTTCAGGATCATATAACTACGCAGCTCCTGGTGCAGCTCGCTTAAAGCTAACAGTCAACTTAAAATCAATTCCACTTTCATCTACTGTATCAAATACATTTGTTGAATTGATGCAGGTTAAAAATGGTATTGTTCAGTCGATTTCAAATCGTACACGCTATTCGCAGATTCGTGATTATATTGCACAACGTACATACGACGAATCAGGTGACTATATTGTACAAGGCCTTGGTATTAAAATTTCTGAGCATCTAAAGCAAGCAAATAATCAAGGTATCTATACTTCAGGCGAAGGTGGAAACTCAAGCCTTCTTGTTGCTACTGTTGAGCCTGGTAAAGCTTATATCAAAGGCTACGACAATGAATTTATTGTTTCAAGTCGTGCATCCTTCGAAAAGGCAACTGACTATGCTTCTGTTGAATCAGCTAAAGCTCTTGTTGATTACGGCAATTATGTCATCGTTGACAACGTAGTTGGACAATGGGATGTTAATCGTCAAGGAACAGTTTCTCTGCGTAGTCAGCAAGCTAACGCTGTTTCGCAGAAAACATTTTCGCTTACTACATTCCCAGGCTCGGAAATTGGTAGTGCTCGTGTACGCGGTATTGAATACTACAGCGGAACACCTGGTACTCCAAGTGCACAGTATAAGTTATATCTAACGGATATTAGAATGTCTGCTGGTTATAACTTCTCAGCTGTACAGTCAATCGGTTATAGCGCAGCTTCTGCAAACGGTAAAGCAGATATTTTGTCGTCAAACGGTACAAATACTGCAACATACGATAACAACTTTGATCGTGCTATTTTCCGTCTGCCTGCTCGTGCAGTTCGTCGTTTAAGAGATACATCTGGTAATGTTAACAACGACTTCTCATTTTATAAGTCATTTGATATTTCATTTAACACTTCTGGTGTTGCAACGATCAATACAAGTGATGCTTCAGAAACATTTGACGGTGCAGGTATTCTAAGTGATGATGCAACTCGTACCGACTTCTATGTTGTCGCTCGTGGTACATCAAATACAGCTATTCTGACTGGTACTGTAACTGCAACAAGCGGATCAAATACAGTTAGCGGAACTGGTACTAAGTTCTTGACACAGGTTAATCCTGGCGATCTTCTGCATGTTTCAAACAACACAGACTATATTGTAAGTCAGGTTGTTTCCGATACTTCACTTAAAATTCTTTCTAATGCGACTGCTTCTAGAACTGGTGTTCGTGCATTCAAACGTTTTAAGCCTGGTATGGTTTTGGATCTTGGTGGTGTTGGTGAAACTTCAAATGGCACTTCTCGTACAATTAACGTAGCCACAACAGTAGCAACTCTTGAGCTTAAAGAACGTTTAGGTACTGCCCTAACAGCTACCGCAGTTGTTAAGTTGAATAAGATTGACGGTGGAGAAGCTGAAAAAGCTGTTATTCGTAATCGTCTTGTTCAAATTAACGTTGGTGCCGGCGGTGGTACTTCTTATGTTGCTAATACAACTGGTCCATGGCCACTAGGTCTTGCTGACGGTTTCCGTCTTGTTTCTGTTCGTAAGAAAGTTGGAACATCATGGTCGTCAACAACTGAAGGTACTGATGTAACATCAAACTTTACACTCGATTCAGGTATGACCGACAACTATTACGGTCATGCTAAACTTGTTAAGAAGTCAACTAGTGCACTTTCTATTGCATCTGGCGATACATTGCTGGTTACATTTGACCACTTTACGCACTCATACTCAACTGGTGTTGGTTACTTTTCGGTAGATTCATATCCAGTAGATGATGCTACAGCTGGATCCGATACTTCGAAAATTTTTACTTATCAAATTCCAATATTTACTTCTCAAACGACTGGCGAAACATTTGATTTGCGTGATTGCATTGATATTCGTCCTCGTTTAGCAGATAGTGCAAATAGTGTAACTGCTCTTACAAATATTTCAAAAAATCCAAAAGAAGGTACTTCATTCGATCTACCTGCTGGAGGTATTCACTTCTCACCAACAGGCGAAGATTTTACAACTGATCTTGATTACTATCTCAAGCGCACAGACATTGTAAGTATTTCTAAGGATGGTAAGGTACAAGTAACTCGTGGTGTTCCATCTGATCGTCCAGCAACCCCACCAGCACCTGCTGATGCAATGGCTCTTGCTGTAGTTCAACTTGCTCCTTATCCATCGCTTCCTATAGAAATTGGTCGTCGTTATGATCGACCAGATTTGTCGAATAATGTTCGTAAAGTTCGCAATGAACGTTATACAATGCGTGATATTGGCACAATTCGTGATCGTATTGATCGTCTAGAATATTATACAGCGCTTAATCTACTTGAAAAAAATACAAAAGATTTGCTTGTTCCAGACGAAAACGGTCTTGATCGTTTCAAGAATGGTATTCTTGTTGATTCATTTACTGGTCACAATATTGGTAATGTTCACGACCAAGACTATAAAGTAGCGATTGATCCACAAGCTGGTGAAATGCGTCCACGTTTTACGCTAGACAGTACTTCGCTATTCTATACATCAAACTCATCAAATGTTGTACGTACAAACGTAACTCCAGCTGGCGTATCTAAAGATCAGACAATTACTCTGACTGCAACTCCAATATCTGCTGCATTTGTTGCCAATTCGACTGTAACATCTGGTGGTTCTTCTGCTACAGTTCGTCACAAAGTTGGTGCAAAACTTTATGTTGAAAATGCAACAGGTACTTTTGCTGCTGGTGCATCAATTTCTGATGGTACCACAACCGCAACAATTTCATCAGTTGCTGCAATTAAAGCTGGTGATCTTGTAACACTTCCTTATACTCACAAGATTCTTATTCAGCAACCATACGCAACGACAACAAGAAACTGCGTTGGTACTGCTTTCCAGTGGCGCGGTAACGTAATTCTTGATCCAGATAGTGATATCTGGTATGATACTACACAACGTCCAGATACAAACATCAATATTGATTTAAATACAGACAACTGGATTTGGCTTGCAGATTCTTGGGCAACACAATGGAATGCATGGCAAACAACATTTGTTGGTACACCGATTCTAACTCAGCAGCGCGATGTTGATGTTGGTAATCAGTTTGAAGATGGAGATTTTATCTATCAGTCTTTCTATACAGAAAGCACCTTTGTTGCTCCTACAACCGAAGTTCGTACTGGTAACAAAGCTGTTGTTAATGTTCTTCAAACAAATGAAACTGTTGGTCAGTATGTAACTGACGTTAATATTCAACCGTTCATGCGTTCGCGTCCAATCTTCTTCCGCTTACTTGGAATGAAGACGTCTAGCCGTTTATATACATTCTTTGATGGTATTGATGTTAGTACATACATTACGCCACTAACAAAGGCTGAGTACGATTCTCGTCTAAAGACAGCTTCAGGCACTGCACTTCAGCCAGCAGCATCTGAAGGTAGTGCTCTAGAATCAGATTCTAATGGCGACGCTTATGGTATTTTCCGTCTTCCAAATGACGATTCACTTCGTTTCCGTACAGGTACTAAGCGCATTCGTTTTGTAGATAATCCAACTAATAGCATTGTATTTGGTCAGTTTACAACATCTGCTGAAACAGACTATACTGCTGAAGGTCTAAAAGCTGGTGTATCTGATCTAACTGTCTCAACTAAGCGTCCAGTTATAGCACAGCAGCTTGTTACGGAAATCCGTTCTGGTACACAGGTAACACAGGATCGCGTTGGTGGTCAGCGTGTGGTTGGTGTTGTTCCTGACAATGGTTGCGGTGGTTCTGACGATCCAATTGCTCAAACAATGCTTATCTCTGCGCTGCTTACAAATCGTATTAGCACAACAGGTATGTACCTGACTAAGATTGACGTGTTTTTCGCTACTAAAGATTCAACACTTCCAATTGTAGTTGAGCTTCGCGAAGTTGATCCAACAACTGGTGCAATTACGCCTAAAGTTGTTCCGTTCTCTCGTGTTGTAATTCCTTCAGCTGACGTGAACGTAAATCCAACATCACCAATTCCAACTCCTGTTATTTTCCCGTCTCCAGTTTATGTTGCTGAAGATAAGGAATATGCTGTTGTTCTACTTCCGGGTGGTGTAAATCCAAACTATAATGTTTGGACTGCAGTTCTCGGCGCGAACGATATTCTAACTGGTGGTCGTGTAACAGAACAACCTGCAACAGGCTTTATGTTTACTTCAGCCAATCAGCGTGTTTGGGTTCCAGTCGAAAACGAAGATTTGATGTTTACAGCATACTATGCTGAGTTTTCAAATGCTTCTCCAGGTAATCTTATTGTCAAGAATGAGCCACGCGACTACTTTACAATTTCTGATGCAACTGGCGGATTTTTGAAGGTGGGTGAAGTTCTCAATGGTGAAACAGTTCTCAAGGGAACGTTTGCTCCAGGTAGTGGCCTAACCGGTAACGTAGCATCAAGTAACTCGTTTGTTCAGGGTATGGTATCCGGAGCAACAGGTATTATTACCAAAGTTACAACAAATGAAGTTCGTATTCGCAACGTATCTACAAGTGCCAAGTTTAAGGGTAAAGAAGCAGTTCGTTTCCGCTTAGGTGCAAGTGCAACAGCTTCACCTCTTGCTGGTAACTCAACTGGTGTAATTTACTCGGCTACAACACCAACTGGTCGTGTATCATACTACGATACAGTCAACTATGCAAATACACGACTGTATATTGCTAACGTAGCCTATTCAAATAGCGGTCCTGCATATGCAAACGCCGGTATCTTCAAAGTTGGTACTTATATAAGAGGTCAGACAAACGGATACGCAGCTAAGATTGTAACAAGCAATCACCTTGTGTTTGATAATATCAATCTGGTAACAGGTATGATTCTTCCATCAAATACGAATGTTTCTGCTTATGCTAAGTTTGCCACAAGTAATACAGCTCGTGATTCAGCATTTAATGAAATCAATATTAACAACAATACAGATCTTTCTGTTCCGAGATATATTTGGAACAAGAGTTCTGAAACTATTCTGTCTACATTTACTACAAACAAGTCGGCAGAAATCAAGTACGAGCTCAACTGTGATAATATTGTAGCTTCACCAGCTATCGACCTTCGTCGTTTGACACTTGCTTCTACTCATAATCTAATTAGCTCTAATGCAGCTATTGGTTCTTCAGAAGATTGGGTCAAGTTTGGTGGTAACTCTGAAACTCGTTATATCTCAAGAACAGTAACTCTTGCAGACGGTCAAGATGCTGAAGACCTTCGTGTTTATCTGTCAGCATACAAGCCAAGCGGATCAGATGTTAAAGTATATGCTAAACTTCTAAGCGGTTATGATAATGATCCATTTGGCGATACTCGTTGGATTCCAATGGAAAGAAATGCGGATCAAGGCTTTACTTCTCTAAGTAAGTATTCAAGTTCGGAAAATAAAAACGACTTTATTGAGTACGTTTACGATCTTCCAAACTTCCCAACAACCGCTATTCTTGACGGATCAGGCCGTGCTATCAATCAGTACGGTTCGAACAACGCAACTGGTATTTTTGAGTATAGAAACTCAGCAAAGGCAAGATACGAAAACTTTAAGTATTTTGCCATCAAAGTTGTATTGACTAATAACGCAAGTACAAATCCACCTCGCGTACGCGAATTGAGAGCAATTGCCTTGCAGGTATAATATGAAATATGCCAAAATAAAAGAAGCGCCGAATTTTGTTAGAGATATGAGTAATCAAGCTATATTAAATAATGATAATTCGGCGCTAGAAGCTTATAGAAAGAAACGTGAAAAACAGCAGGAATTTAAGACTGCTGTCGATGATATAAATAATATGAAACAGGATATCAACGAACTCAAGACGCTTATGCAGCGCATTTTAGAGAAGATAGGATAAGCAATGGCAGCTTTAGCTAATGTCGCCCTTACTAATACATTCGATACGTGGCGTCTTCGTACGAATGCTTTGCTGACTCGTGTAAATCAGTTTACAATTAACGAGTCAGCGTTGTATGCAAATACGCTGACTGCTAACGTATCATTTACCTCTAAAGGTCTTGCTACTATGCAAGGTCGTGCTACTGTAGGAACTAATCTTACTGTATCAGGAAATACAACTCTTGGTGCAGCTGGTAAAGTTGCTAACGTAAGTGGTTGGTTTGGCGTAAATGGTAGAGCAACTGTTTCTACCAATCTATTTGTTGCTGGTAATACAACTATCGGTGGTGCTCTTAATATCAACGGCGGAATTAATCTTGGTGATGCTGCTACAGACCTTCTTACAGTAACTGGTCGAGCAACTATTGCTCAAAACTTAACAGTTTCTGGTAATACAACTCTTGGTGCTTCCGGAAAGACTACTAACGCTACTGGTTGGTTTGGTGTTTTTGGTCGTCAATCAATCTCAACTAATTTGTTCGTTGGTGGTAATACAACAGTAACAGGACTACTTACTGCTTCAGGTCGTGCTACGGTCGGTACAAATCTTACTGTATCCGGTAATACAGTTATTGGTGCAGCCAATAAAACCGCAAACGTAACTGGCTGGTTTGGTGTAGCTGGCCGTGCTACAGTTTCTACAAATCTATTTGTTGGTGGTAATACAACACTCAACGGAACAACAACCGATAAGTCAAACGCTCTTTCACAAACGCTTACAGATGGTGCTACAATCAATTGGGATACTGCTCTCGGTCGTGTAGCCACAGTAACTCTTGGTGGAAATCGTACTATTGCTGCTGCCACTAATCAGAAAGTTGGCACATATATTCTTCGTGTTGTTCAAGACGGAACTGGTGGCAGAACACTTACATGGAATGGAAATTATAAGTGGACTGCTCAGACAGCTCCAGTTCTTTCAACAGCAATTGGTGCGGTAGACATTATTACATTCTTCTCTGACGGATCAAAAATGTATGGATCATATCTTCCAGACATGAGATAAGGATAATATGTTTCTAGCATTTCTACCTAGACCAACTAAAGTTCTTAAAGTTACAAGTCCTGTAACCACAGGATATAACTTGCGTACGGAAGCTGGTAGCCCAACATATCCTTTAAATGTAATAACACTTATTCAAACTACAGTAACATCGGATAAGGCCAATACTGCTGCAGTTGAAGTTGGAACTGGTTGGACAGCCGGAACATTTTTGTATATCAAAAATACAAGTACTGTAACAGGACGTAAAGGTATTACAGGAACCACAGGAACAACAGGGACTGCTGGTGCAACAGGAAGTACAGGAACATCTGGTGCTGGCGGAACCGGTGGTAATGGTGGAAGCTCTGGTGCGGGAACCGCTGGTTCAGCAGGCTCTCCTGGCGGAACTGGCGGTACGGGAACAAACGGTGGTACAGGAAACGCCGGTGGAACTGGTGGAACTGGTGGAACTGCACTAAACGTACCAAATGTTAGTGGATTAATTACAGTAGTTGATAATGTTTCTGGATCTTTTATCGGCGGTGAAGGTGGAAACGGCGGCCTTGGAGGAACAGGCGGAGCTGGTGGTGATGGTGGTCCTGGCGGCTCAGGCGGAGGCGGAGGCGGCGGCGGCGGAGGATACTTCGCAGCAGGTAAGGGTGTAGGAAATCAAACTGGTGGTGGTGGAGGCGGTGGTGCCGGTTCTCCTGTAGGAAATGGAGGAACAGGAGCTAACGCTGGTTCTGCCGGTACATCAACAACTGGTGGTGCCGGCGGTAATGGTGCAGGATCTGCTGGTGCAGGCGGTACGGGTGGCAACTTAGGATTTGCTGGTTCTGCAGGAGCAACGGCAACAGCTGGCGGTGGTGCTGGTGGTGGATCCGGATCTACAGGAACTCAAGGTACCGGCGGATCAGGTGGTCTTGGCGGATCAGGTGGCCCAGCTGGATCTGGAGGTGCAGCGGTTAGCGGAAATAATTATATTTCAAGGTGGTACACTTAATGGGTACAATTCAAAACGGCTCTTCAGGTTTTGCCGGCTCTACAGGTGCTCAGGGAGCAGCAGGAACTAGTGGTAGTACTCCTCCGACTGTAAGTTCTGTTGAATACCTAGTTGTCGCTGGTGGTGGCGGTGGTGGCGCTGCTTCTGCAGAAGGTGCTGGTGGTGGTGGTGGTGCTGGTGGTTATCGAACAGCGACTGGACTTTCTGTTAGCTCAGGATCTGCAATTACAGTAACCGTAGGCGCTGGTGGCGCTTTAGCAAACATGGGTTCTATTGACGGATACGATGGCAGTTCGTCTGTATTTGGATCAATCACTTCAGTAGGTGGCGGTGGTGGTGGATCTGCTCCTGTCGGCGGCGCAAACGCTGGTCGTTCTGGTGGTTCTGGTGGTGGTGGTGCAGGTAATTCAAATGGAGGAGTCGCAGCTTCCGGTGGCGCTGCAACTTCTGGACAAGGATATGCCGGTGGTTCTGGTAACGGAAATGATGCTGGTGGTGGCGGTGGTGGTGCAGGAGCTACTGGTAGTAACGGAACATACTCCAATCCAGACTCTTATGGTGGAGCAGGTGGAGCAGGTGTAGCTTCTTCGATTACTGGATCATCAGTGACGTATGCTGGTGGTGGTGGCGGAGCTGGTGGAACTCGAGGTAGCGGTGGTTCGGGTGGTGGCGGCAATGGTTCAAATTTTTTAAGTGCAGGTAGCTCAGGAACCGCAAATCTCGGTGGCGGCGGTGGTGGTGGCGATGGCAGCTATGCTGGTGGCAACGGCGGTTCTGGTGTAGTAATCATCAGATACTCCGACTCTTATCCAGCAGCTACATCTACAACAGGATCGCCTACAGTAACTACTTCTGGCGGTTATCGTATCTACAAGTGGACTGGATCTGGTTCAATTACTTTCTAAAAGGTAAGTGATGTGGTTAATATGTATGCAAAGGATTTTGGAATGAATATTCAATACAAGATTGTGGAAGTATGGCCTAATGATCATTTGATTGTGGCTAGATACTGGACTGACATTATTACTGAAGAAATGTTAAATAGTGATCCAAATAGTTCAAATCGTAAAGATGACGGATCACCTATTCGTTGTCGTACAGATGTTGCAATTAGTATTCCTATTCCAATTCCTGAGGAAAAAGAACTTAAGGAACTAATCCTTAAAAATGCTCCTATTGATTTTCTAAAAACTTTAGAAAAAGTTCAAGATCCTACTATTGATACTTCTATGTCAAAACTTTTGGATTTGCAAGGTAAAACTTTTATGCAGGAAGATGCTGATAAGATTTTTGATCCGGAAAATCCTAGTAAAGAGCTTACAGAAGAAGAGATTGAAAAACTAATTGCTCTTGTTACAAATAAGTAAATGTATTTCTATTATGATAACGATTTGAATGCTTACCCAACACTTGCTGAAGCTATAAAGTCGCAAAAGAAGTGTTGGTTATACTTTCACGATGATGCTTTTTCTAAAGTCAACTGGAAGATTGAACCAACTCTTCCATTAGACGAGTTGTATAAACGAAGAGCACTATATCTTCGTGAAAAGTATCAGTATCTTATTTTGTGCTATTCAGGTGGAACAGACTCAACAGCAATGCTTGAGACGTTCTACTATAACAATATTCATATTGATGAAATACTTGTTGTTGGTGCACTATCACAAGATCCACACTCTGGCTCCGATATAAATCACAATGGCGATTTGTATCACAATGCATTTCCACTATTGAACAAACTTAGTTTTCCCAATACTAAAATTACAATTAGCGACTATACCGAGTACTTTCGTAACGACAAAGTACACGAGTTTACACTATTTCAAAAGTATGGTAATGAATGGGCTAAGTATATCGGATCTTTGCAGAGTGTTCATAACATATTTTGGAGTGATTTAAGACGTATTCTTGGTATTAGAAACAACAAAGAAACAGCAGTTATACTTGGTCACGATAAAACAAGAGTAGAATATGATGAAAACGGAAAAGCTTTTACTAGATTTTCCAATCTAGCTTTTTGTGCTTATGGAAACAACTTTGATGATGAAAACTTTAGATTTGTTTTCTTTTATACAGCACCGGATCAAACAGCAGTTGATATTATCGCAAAACAAGCTCATGTTTTATATCGAACAGAACAGCTATGTAAATCTCTAAATAAACCTATACCAGAAACACACGATATCTACTATCGTTACAAGAATCCTATTTCATTTATGTCAGAAAAAACTAAACTTTCTGTTTTAAGTCCAAGAGATACATTTATGATAAACAAAAAGGATTCTGAAATATATAAGATGTATGTTGAAGGAATGAAAGTTCTCAAAGAATATATGCCATTAGATCGTAAACACTGCATATTTACAAGGCGTTATTATATTACATGAGCTACGTTCTTGTGTTTCTTTTCTGGACTTTTACTGTGTATTGGCTACACAGGCTGGCTCATGTTTGGAAACCTATGCGCAAGTTTCACAACGATCATCATGCTCAGGTAACACAGCAAACGATTCAAGGGTTAAATTGGAAAAACGCTTTTCTTTGGTTTGATACATGGGAAAGTACAGTAGATCAGTGGTTAACTGAAGTCATTCCTACACTTGTCATATCAGCAATTACAGGCCATTGGTGGTTGTTTGCTTTCTATTATATCTGGGCTGCGTTTATTCAAGAAGCTGTAGAGCATAACGAAAAGATCAATTTATATCCATTCATTACAAGCGGCAAATGGCATCTAATCCATCATGTCAATCCGACTAAGAACTATGGTGTGTTCTTTCCTATTTGGGATATTCTATTTGGAACGAAAGAAAATTTGAATGAGCACCCATCTAAATTGGTTCAAAAGTAATATTGCGGACCGTCTTAAAGATCCATCAACTGATCTTAAATTAGAATTGAATCCATATCCATTTGAGATTATGGAGTTTCATGATGCTGCTAACTATACCGCAAAACTAATCTCACAAGCCCATAATAACATCTATATTGCACTTAGTGGGGGAGCAGATTCCGAATATACACTTAGAGCATTTCAACGTAATCATATCAATGTAACACCTATTATTGTGGTTACAGAAGGCAACAATGAAGAGTTGCAGTATGCTTATCGTGTATGTAAAGAGCTGGACATCAAACCAACTATACTTAATATTCCGGACGATCAATATCTTACTTGGTATTATAAAATTGTAAAAGATATAAGTGGTTTAGGTATTTACTGTATTCCGTCGATTGTTGCTTGTGAGTATGCTAAGGAGCATAGCGGTGTTTTAGTTATCGGCGAACATCTAATCGACACAGACAAACTTAGTAACAAGATTACACCAGGAGCTAACGAGTGGGATTTTTATAACGAGTGCTTTGTAGGTGAAGAGTGGACCATTCCGTTCTTTAACTATACTGTCGAACTAACCTACGCGATGATAGATCGTATCGAAGACGTACCGCTCAACATCTTTAAGTCAGCTCTTTATGGTACGGAGCTGCGACCTATTATGGATTATAAATTTTCTGATAAATTTATGTCGGTAAGAAACATAATAAATAGGACAAGAAAACAAACACCCAATCCTCATGTAGACCTGGGTAGTAAAGAGGACTTCTTAAATGCCTTATACTCTAGAACAAATTTTTACAAAAACGGATGAGCAGGATTGGTCGAGAGTTATTGTCGGCGATATAAGTCGTTCTATGAACTCTGCACCAGATTCTAGAGATGAACAAGGTAGATCGTTATTTTCACAAGAAGATCGTACTGGAAAACAATCTTGGTTTTTAGATTTCAAAAATCGTGTTGGATCAAACTTTATTGGTTGGGATAGAGAATATCGTGGCAACAATCAATTGGCACTTATCTTTTATCTAGATAACGAAAATACAGGACGCATTCTTCAAGAACTATGTGCTGAGCATAGAAATGCTTTACCTAATCAACCCTATCAAATGTCATATCGTTTAACTGATAACGAAGGAAACGAGATTACGTTGTGAAGTATATCAACTATCTAAATCATGTACCACAAGTTCCTGAAGAGCTGTTAGATCCAGTAGATACTATTATAGCAGCATCATGCGAAAAAATGTTAGTCAAAGATTTTGCTACATTTGAATATAAAACTGTCAATTCTGCTTTAGACAAATGGGTTCATGATACATTCAAAGTGAAATGTTATGCCAAGTATCAAGTTATTCATCACGGCATTCCTATCCACAAAGACAGACCCGCATTTCCAGGTGATAGAAGAATGGCGTTCAACTATCTTCTACAGCTCGGTGGTAATAATGTAAAAACTACAGTCTATGCTGACGATAAAACTACAATTCTTCAGCAGGAAATTATTCCACTTAAAACATGGCACTCGCTTGTCGTAGAAGAGTGGCACGGAGTTGATGGTTTAACTCCAGGACTACCAAGAGTTGCTTTAACAGTAACACCTATTTTACCTCCTCCATGATAAACAAGATTATATTATTTGGTGAGTTTACCTCAAAAAATTTTGATGACTTCGGTAGCGATTTTCAGTTCGCTTACTGTAAGAATTTTGATATCACCAGACTTGGTAACGCTCTATACAAAGAGGGATTTGAAGTAAAACAAGTCCATCACTGTACATCGTTTAATAGAAGAGAACTAGAACATATTTTAGAAACTTTTTCACAAAATGAAAAGGTACTTATCTATATCTCCAGTGGATTTCTAACAACAGTCAATAGACAAGAATGTAATAGAAAAGATCCTGCTGTAGTTGGAGCAGAATTAGTAGATAAGCCTCGATATGAGATTGGTGAGTTTTGGGGCGAGCGTTCGTTTGAGTTTCTAAAAGATATTGGAATTTTAGCTATCAAGCACAAGTTTCCAGTTGTTATGGGAGGAACAGAAGTTATTCCTCATACATTTACTGATTGGGCAGAAGCACGAGCGCGCGGCTATGAAGTATTGGATATGTTTGTAAACTACTTTATTGTAGGTAAAGGACACGACTCTATAGTAAAGTTTGCTAGAGGTGAAAAGCTTAATCATTTTGAATTAGAGTACACCAGCGGTAAGAAAGCAAAGCTGGTCAATAACGGACCTATTCGTGATTGGGACGATTACGCTTTTACGCCAACACCAGACCTTCAATTATCAGAAGGCGAAGCTGTATTCTCTCAGGTTGCAGGTGGATGTATTTTTAGCTGTAGCTTTTGTGTATTTGATTATCTCGGAAAGAAGCCCAATGAATATCTTCGTTCGTACGAAAGCCTAAAAAACGAAATTGTATATAATTGGGAACGATCACGTACCAGAACATATCTGTTTACTGATCATATGATTAATGATAACTTGACAAAGTTAAAGTATCTTGCACGCATACGCGATGAAACAGGTATTGATGTTCGTTGGGGTTCTTATGCCAGACTTGATACAATCAAAAAGAAAGAAAATATTCAGCTGTTCAAAGATGCAGGAGCCGCTGGTGTTATATTTGGTATTGAGTCGTTGAAGAAAGATGTTGGTGCTTATATCGGTAAGAATACTGACGGAGATAAGATTAAAGAGTCACTTCATATTTTTCGTGATGGCATAGGTGATAGTTGTATTATTAGCGGTTCGTTTATTTGTGGTGCACCTACTGAGACAAAAGATGAGTTAAGAGAAACTTTTAACTGGTTAAATACAGAAGAAGGTCTTCATCTATTTGACCACCACATTTGGACACCATTGTTTATCCAGTATGGTATCAATGACAAAAATGACATCAATAGAAAACGACCAAATCCATGGAAAGATTATACGTTTCCGAATAAACAGTTGGAAATAAACGGTATCGGATGGACTAGTCCTTGGGGTACATACGAAGAGTTTCAAAGACTGTCTATCGAGTTCAATCAATATAACGATCTACAAATAGAGATGAATGAAGATCAGGCAAAGACAGCCAAGCGCGGAGTCTTTGGTATGCCAGTTGTTAGTAATGTATTAGAAAACGGTGTTGAAGAATATGTACGAGCTTTAAGAGCACGAGAACCTCTTCATTATAATCGTCGTGAAGCATTTAAGTCTAAAACTAAAACATTGATTGAGAACTATAGAAAGAGTGTTCTTGGAAACTACTATGGTGAATTTGCCTGAAGTTAACGTACCACATTATTGGTACAATAATATGATGTTCAATTCTAGAGAAGCTGCTCTTGATGCAATGCTTCTCAACAATGATTTCAATTCCACAATGGAATTTAGACTTGGTGAATATGTTTACGACAAGATTGATTGGACGCAAAGAATAGAGTATAGTCTATCCACATTATATAAAATGCGTGCACAACAGATACGTGACAAGTACGCTTATCTAATTGTCAACTTTTCTGGTGGAAGTGACTCGACACAAATGCTCTATTCGTTTATCAATAACAACATTTTTATTGATGAAATCTTGATGATTAACTACGAACGAATTGCTGACGGACTAAGTAAAGATGAATATATGAAAGATAAGGAATTGCAGCAGTTATTAGAATATAAATTAGCTGCTAAACCTATCCTCGAGTATGTTAAAAAGGTAAGCCCTAAAACAAAAATAAGTGTTGTTGATGCCAGTGATTTTGTTGTAGATCAGTTCACGTCTCTTTCCAAATATCATGTTGTTGTCGGAAGAGACAAAGATTTAGAATCTACATCACCAAGATTGTTTACTGCTCGTCCTCAAGTCTATTCTTACTATACAAATTTACATATTCTAGAAAAAGGTAAGCTTGATAAATCGACGTGTTTGGTTCGTGGATTTGAAAAGCCAATTATAATTATCAACGATTTAAATGAAGTAGTTACACTTTTTAGCGATGTAGTTATGGTGTCTAGAAGAACGGATCAGTTTAGTATTGAAGATTTTTATTGGTCACCAGAATTACCATATATTACCGTAAAGCAAAGTCAGCTAATCAAGAACGAGTTACAGACAAACAAAGAGTTTTATGAAAGGTTTTATTCAAGCAAACAAAAGATTCAGGCGCATACAGATGTTTTTACACATTCGCCTGCTTATATGATTGAAAGAGAGTTGAGTCGTATCATATACCCAGATTTCAATCTAAGAACTTTTGCTGCTCCAAAAACTATATGGATTCCTGGAGAAGTTAAGGCGCTCAAAAAGTTAGGTCTAACTACACATACAAATGATGTTGTAAAAGACAACGCAAATCATAAACTAAACTATTACAAAAACATTGTAAACAAAAAACAGTTTCATGAAACACTTTATACTAAAGGATACTTTGTAGGAATGTTTCGACCAAAATGGAGTTAAGATGTTAAAAGTATTTTTAGTTGCTGTGGCTACTTTGATTTCTTCGGTAGCTTTTGCACAGAAGCAACAGATAGAAGTTATTAGTAGATTTGATGCACATATTACTACTGCAGTAGTAGCAAACGAGCTTCTTCGTATTGTCAATAAGATGCAAGATCAATTTGAGTTTCGTATGAGTGCTGTGCCTGGTGCAGGAGGAGAACCAGCAGATCGAAGAGCAATAACGCTCGCGCGCTCCGGACAACCTACTCTTGTCTTAGGATCTTCGTCAACTTGGGCTTTTAATCGGTATGTATTTGGTAATACATTCGATAGAGACAAAGATATTGTTCCTATTATCGGAATGGGCGGAATTCCATTTGCTGTACAAGTTAATCCAGATTTGGGTATTGATACTGTAGATCAGCTAGTTGATAGAATCCGAAATAAGAAAGAAGCATTTCATGCAACAACAAGTGCATCATCTGCCTCTAGACTTTTCGCTGATTTGTTTATCGACCACTATAAGCTAAACAATGTTAAGCATATATCATATCGTCTTTCTTCTGATATGATTAGAGGAGTATTAGGTAAAGAAGCCGACTTTACAATCTACAACTATGCAGACAGCGCTGCTTTGAAAGTTATTGCTGTTTCTTCTATAGATAGAAGTCCATTGTTTCCTAATGCACCTACAGGTAAAGAAATTGGATTTCCAGATTTTCGTTACAATACAATAGCAACTCTTTCTACACCTAAAGAGAGTTTGATACATTTTGCGAAAATTGCTCCAATCTTTATTGACGCTTGTAAAACAGTGGAGATGAAAACTATATTTGACAAAGCTAAAATGATGCAGTTTTGTTATAATACAGAAAAGTCAATGACTAGAATTAACGATGAAATTCAGTTACTAAAAAAATATGAAAATGTAATTTATACAAACTTAGGACCTAGTGTCCAAACAACTAGGGACTTACGAGTTCCTTGAGTAATAGGTGTAACACGATGTAGTATAAAGGACGGAAACAAAACAATCTGTCCTTTTTTCAAATCGACTATTGTTGGTTCTGATTCTTTACCTGTATTAATCTGAAACTCTCCACCCTCAAAATCATCGTTTAGCAATAACGAGAGAGATAGCTTTCTTGGTTGAATGTCTTTATCTCTCTCGTTATTTCCGTATGCCATGTCCGAGTGCCAATCATATCGACCATCTTTGTCATACGTTGTATATTGAAAATATGCATAACCGTTTAAATTGAAATTGTAAAACTGTTGATTAGCACTATAGATAACATCGTTTAATCTATGGAAAATCCAAGAAGTATCTTCGTTAGGATGATGAAATTTTACATTTGAGTCACGAACATTTTTTACACTTTCATTATCAGAACTAAAGGTAGTACCCAGCTCTGTTCCCTGACTGTCACAGTATTCAACAATACGATCAATCTCTTCAGAACTAAAAGCACCATTCCAAGTAACGTAAGAGTAAGATATGCGTGCTCTTTCTTCTGGATTATTGTAAATCATATTATACACTAAACCGTCTCCAGTTTTCTACAGGTTGAATGCCAAGAGGACTACCTGTTCTATCTTTATATGTTAAAATAATATCACCTGCTAAACAAACTCTCTGTTCATCCAATTTCTCAGGAGTTGGTGTTCCTTCATCTTGAAAATTGTCAGGGGTACCTAATGTATCGTGAACTAGATTTGCAGGAAATACAAATAAGTTTCCTTCTTTTGGTTTAAACTCCCAAGTTCCGGAGTTGAACTTATCCCATATACCATTTGTATTGTTCCATCTACAAGCTCCTGGATATGGCTCATGTCTATGTTCATAATTGTAGAATCTAATTGGTCGATCAAAGTCTTTTGGTATATTAGGATAGTAAGTAAACGAGATATGAGCATCACCATGAGCATGACGACCTGTCGATCCTTCTTTGCGAATATTCATCCAAGTTTTGGTAATATTGATATCGAAAAGATCAATATCTATATTAAGAGTTTGTAGGTATTGCTCAACACATTTAACTGCAAACATGAAATAAGGAGCAAAGTTTTCCTCGTGGTGAATATTTACATGGGCCGTAAACTCGTTTGAATAGCCTTCAGGCGTCATATATTTGAAAATATGCTCATAGAAAATTGGCTTGAATTTATCATGATCCGGATACATGAATTCGGCAACAAGGGTAGGAAACAAAGCATGGGCAATCATTACAATTCCTTATGAACTTAGACTTATTATATAGTCAGATTAGATAAATAGTTAAAAACTGAAAGGGGCTGGTATGGATTTCTTTAAACTGGTTGCTGAAGTGGGCTTTCCTATTGCTTCTGCCATTGCGGGCGGATATTTTGTCTTTTTAACACTCAAGTTTATTCTAGCGGGTGTTATGTCAAGTGTCAAGGGTATGAGCGGAATCATTACTGCCCTCGACAATCGTGTAAAGACTATGAATCACGATGTTATTCGTGTTGATACTTTAGTCTCAAACGCTCTTGGCGTAAAGCCAGATACAGATCGCATTGCCAGAGCCGATGGCAAAAATGACGCAAGGAGAGACTAATGACAGGCGAAATTGTAAATCTAATCAACAAGTATGGCTTTCCTATTGTTGCTGCCGGCGGTATGGGATATTTGATTTTCTACGTGTGGAAGTGGGCAACCCAAGAAATTAAGCCAGTTCTATCTGAAGCAAATACAGTTCTGATCGCGTTGATTGATCGTATTCGTATGCTCGACAACGACCTTATTCGTTTGAATCAGAAGGTCAACGTAGTATTAACACTACGCGGACAAGAAATCGAGGAAATGAAAGATGCGCATCTTAACGGCGGTAATACTCCTGCTGATAAGCAGCCAAACGATAGCAAGTGAACTAGTTCATCAATTTAGAAGTCCAGCGTTTAGTGGTATTGGTTATTCTGCTCACGTTTTGACTATAGAAAACTTAGAAGCAACTCGTAGACAAAAATTAGCAGATGATAAAAAAGCGGCTGCGTTAAAAGAAGCACAAGATGCAAAGAATACAAATCTTGCGAAGTTTCTAAACAATCTTGAGTCGCGTGTATATGCCACACTATCGCAGAAAATTGCTGAAGAGCTATTCAGTCAAAATGGTAATACAACTGGAACATTTGATGTAGCAGGTAATAATATTCAGTGGGCTAATACTGGTTCAACAATTACATTACGAATTACTGATCCTGCCGGTAAAGTAACAGAGATTGAAGTTCCTTATGGGAGTTTGGCATGGTAAAGATTTTTGGTATGGTTTTTGCTAGTCTATTATTAGCTGGTTGTGTTCTTGAGTTTGATAACTCTCGCGAAAAAATTAATTCGTTGTCTGAACCAGCTGAGATTATAACTCGCAAACGTTCAAATGATTTGATGAATCTACCTCCGCTTGACGGACCAAAGATTCCTATTGCTGTTTATCGTTTTCCTGACTTGACAGGTCAACGTAAACCTTCACAGAACTTTGCTAATCTAAGTTCTGCAGTAACACAAGGTGCTGAAGTATTTCTGTACAAGGCACTACAAGATGCTGGTAAAGGAAATTGGTTTCAGGTTATCGAACGTTCTGCACTTGAAAATTTAGTAAAAGAACGACAGCTGATTCGTTCTCAACGAGAACTATACGAGAAGGATCAAGCTAAACCATTAACGCCACTTATTGTGGCTGGTATCATGCTCGACGGAGGAGTTGTCGGATATGATACAAATACAGGATCAGGTGGTATCGGTGCTAGATTACTCGGTATTGGTGCTCAACAAGAATATCGTAAAGACGAAGTCACAGTTGTATTGCGTTTGATTTCGGTAAATACAGGCGAAGTTCTATTGTCAACTGGTGCGTCTAAGACGGTTCTGAGTACGAGCGCGGGGGCGAACGTATTCAAGTTCATTGATGTTGGAACTAAATCTGTGGAATTTGAAGCTGGAACAGCAGTCAATGAACCAACAACATACGCTGTAAGAATAGCAATAGAAGCAGCGGTGACTGATATGGTAAAGGAGGGAGCTAAGAAAAAGCTCTGGAGTTTTAAAAAGAAAGGGTAACAACCGATGAAACTTCCAAGTTTGGCAATGTTGTCATTCTTGGTCATGGTTGGAAATGCAAACGCGCAACAGAATAGTGTGTATGTGGAGCAGATAGGTTCGGGATCGACAATTAATTTCACACAAACTGGCGTAGGAAATGCGATTGGTAACTCAACAACGAAAGCGATAGTAAACGGTAACAACAACGACGTAACCGTAGATCAGATCGGTAATTCTAATATTGCTTCGCTTAATGTGCAAGGTGATAGTGCTACAATCTTATCTACTACAACAGGTGATAATAACAGCGTAACAATTAGTTGCGGCGCAGCAGGCGATTGCACAGGTTCAAACATTACGAATACGATCACAGGTGACGGAAACCAAGTTTCTACTACATCTGATGGTCTGATTGATTCAACTGTTACAATCAACTCTGATAACAATACTGTCACGATCAACAATACATCAACAGCTGTTTCTGGTGCTAAGTCTAATATCGACATTAGCTCTGGTGGCGGTAACTCTGTAACACTCACACAAGCGGGTGCTGCTGGAGCTAACGGTCACGATGCTACAATCGCTATTGTAGGTGCCACGAACACAGTCGATGTGAAGCAAGGTGGAAGCAATGACTCTAAAGTCAATGCTACAATCACTGGCTCTGGTAACGCTCTGTCTATTAAGTCCAACCTACAGTAATGCGTCGGTCGGAACTGTAACAGAGCAAACTGGACCAACTGAGATCAAACGTCAAACGAACGTGATTCCCAGCGCCAAAGATACTGGTGTTGAGATGCAGGATACTATTACAACTGCGAATGGTCGCGCTGGTATCACGTTCAAAGACGACACGAA